AAAGAAGTCATTTATTTTATCTTTAATTATATCCATTCTTTTAATTCTTCCCCCATAATTTGACTGGCAATATCTACTTTCTTTCTTAAAGCTATTACAATCTTATCATCTACCGTACTCTCAGCAATAATGTCTATGTAGGTCATCGGACTTTCTTGACCAATACGATCTATTCTAGCCTCTGATTGTTGTCTCTTCTCTAAATCATAACCATTAGAATAATAAATCATAGTTGAAGCTGCGGTTAAGGTAATACCATAACCCCCTGTTGCTGTTGTACCCACTAAAAATCTAACTGGACTTTCTTTATCTTGAAACTTTTTAATATTATCTTGTCTTTGATCCTGAGGTGTCAAGCCATAATAAGTAACAACTGAATTATCCCCATGCTCTTTTTTTATACGTTCTACTATTGTTTCTACATCGTACTGGTAATGTGCCCATATTACAACCTTACCGTGTACCTCGTCTAACAAGTCTGACAAATGATCAAGTCTATTATTTTTTAAATCCTTAATGCTGCCATCGTCTGCCGTAAAGTGACCACAAGTAATCTGATGTAATCGCATAAGTTGTGTCATTACTGTGGCAGTCGTCATTATCTTGCCTTTAAATTGAGCCAAGGCTAATTGAGACATCTGTTTATATAGATGCTCTTGTTCATCTGTTAACTTAATAGTTCTACGCATAAATGTTTTCTTAGGTAGATCCAAACATTCATCTTTTAATACCCTATAAGAAAAGGCTTTTAATAATTCTGTTAATTCAGGTAGATTCCTATAACCCACTACAATTTTAACAGACCTTCCACCGAAGTTAGCTGTTTTCATAATGGCGTACCTTGTTCTAAATGTATAATAAGAAGTATGGCCCAATAACTCAGGGGCTAAGAAATCACATTGTTTATATAGGTCTAATGGAGACTTAGTAATAGGGGAACCTGTTAAGATTCTTCTATATTTAGCGTGTGGTCCTAAGACACATATATTTTTAGTCCTTTTGGCATCAGGGTTTTTAATAGTAGTAGACTCATCAATAGCCATTAAAGCATTATGACAAGACAAAAACTTATACGCAAATTCAGAACCTTTCTTAGTACTAAAAGACTCTACATTCATAACTAGAATATGAAGATCTGTACCTGTCTCAAATAAAACATCTAACTTTCTTTTTTGTTTAACGTTGATATTTGCCTGCCACATTACTGCCTTATATTCGACATGATCTGGCATATGCGCAGGAATCTGTTCTTTATACCATGTACCGATTACACCTTTAGGTGCCACAATTAAGGCACCATTAATTTTACCTTTATCATAAAGCATAGATATATTATCTATAAGCACTTTAGATTTACCTGTCCCCATCTCCATAAAATATGCAAAGTATTCTTTCTCCCAAGAAAGAGCTAAAGCATTTAACTGATGCTGATAAGGCTTCGTCTTAAATTTATAGTTCATAATTTTTATCTTTCTATTGACATCCTTATCATAAAGACTATATTGATGTCAATGACAGAAAGCATGAATTACGGAGATATAAAAACTAATAAGCCTATCGTATATGTTTTACAGGAACTACCTGGTACTAAAGCCGGTGCTCCTAAAATAAATATTATGAGTGCTTCACAGTATGGAAATTTTAAATTTCTATTACCTGAATTTTCTCAAATAATATTTTCTCCAGGTCCTTTAATTATAAAGTTAAGGGGTTTGTTAAAAAATTATACGATGAAAGATTTCTTGTTATTGACAGGAGATCCTGCAATTATTGGTGTCGCGTGTTCTATTGTTTCTGAAATGACAAACGGAAAGTTCAAGCTATTGAAATGGGACAAGCAAGATAGAGTGTACTATCCAATCGAAATAAACTTACACGAGAAAGGAAATATAAATGAGTGAGATAAATTTTGAACAAGATGCGAGAGAAGAACTTGACTCAGTTAATGAAGGTAAAAAATTATCTGATCAAGTAGTAAAGTTACAAGAACTAGAGGATCAAGTAACTTTGAAAGAACATGAGTTGAAAGAATTAAAGAGAAAAGCAGAACTATTGTCAGGAGAAGTAATTCCTACAATGATGCAAGAAATGAATATTTCTACTCTTAAACTAGCAGACGGATCTTCAGTTGAAGTTAAACCCGTCTATGGTGCTTCTATTCCTATATCAAAAAAGGAAGAAGCATATAACTGGCTTCGAAAAAACGGCCTAGGTGACATCATTAAAAATGAGGTTACCGTTGCTTTTGGTCGTAACGAGGACAACAAGGCAATCGCTTACGCGACCCTTGCACAAGGTCAAGGATACCAACCTGTCCAGAAATTAAAGGTTGAACCTATGACACTTAAAGCATTAGTCAGAGAGCGTCTGGAGGCTGGACTCGAGATGCCATCTGACTTATTTAACATGTTCACAGGCAACAGAACAAAAATAACAAGGAGCAAATAAACATGAACCAAGTAGCAGAAAAAAAGACTGCAGGTCTTCCAGCCAATGTGTTTGAAGAAGATGCAGCAAAAGGTTTGGGTAATATAGGTCAACAAGATCTAGCCCTACCTTTCTTAAAAATCCTTGGACAACTTTCACCTGAAGTTAACAAACGTGATGGTAAGTATGTCGAAGGCGCTGAACCAGGAATGATATTCAATTCTGTTTCAGGAGAACTTTATGATGGAGCGAAGGGCATTAATGTCATTCCTGCATTTTATAAGTTAGAGTACGTGGAATGGAAAGATAGAGGAGAAGGCGCTGGTGGACCAGTAGCTATACATGACTCTTCTTCTGACATCATGTCTCAAACAAAAGCAGATGCAAACTACAAAGACAGATTACCTAATGGTAATTATGTTGAGAAGACAGCATCTCACTTTGTAATTATCACAGGAGATAGTCCATCGACTGCTTTGATATCTATGAAATCTACTCAATTAAAAATTAGTAGAAAATGGAATTCAATGATGTCGGGTATAAAACTAAAAGGTAAGAACGGGTTATTTACACCGGCATCTTTTAGCCATATTTACAGACTAAAAACTACGCAAATGTCTAATGACAAAGGAACGTGGTTTGGTTGGGATGTAAGTAAGGCGGGACCAATCACGGATACCAGTCTTTATCAGCAAGCCAAAACGTTTAGTGAAAACATTTCTAAAGGAAGTGTTAAAGCTAAGCATGGCGAAGAAAAGAAAGGGTCTAAGTCCCACTTCTAAGTTTCCTTAAAGGGAAATCATGCATGGAGTAGGCCGCCTGGGAGACTGTGCGGCCTATTTAAAAGATAATTATGAATGAATATATAAAAATATTTAATGGCTATAGGCATGCGTACGGAGTCGCAGATTGGACCAACGCCACCGTAGACCCAGAAAGCGGAAAGAAAAAACCTGATTATCGATGGACTTACGAAGAGTTTACTGATGAGATATATCAAGATCATTTAACAGGAAAGAAATCCGTAGGAATACAACCTACTAATGAGAACGGTGATGCAAGATTTGGCGTTATCGATATTGATCCTAAAGAATACGAAGGGTTCAACAAACAATTTTATTTAGAGACAATCCAAACATACCAACTACCTTTAATCCCTATTGAATCAAAAAGCGGAGGACTTCATTTATATTTATTTATGAAAGAATTTGTACCTTCCCCTTTGATTGTATCCTTCTTAAGTAATCTTCTACCTTTATTTAATCTTAAACCTGATTGTGAAATCTTTCCAAAGCAAACACAACTAACAAAGGATCCGGAAACAGGGGTTTTAAAACCAGGACAATTTATTAACTTACCTTATTTTGAAAGCGTAAAACGTAAAGCTATTAATATAGACGGAACATTCTTTACATTAGAACAATTTATAAAAGTTGCAGAAGCTAATTTAACAACAGCAGAAGATTTAAAAAGAATAACAGATGATATGGAATCTAAATCTATGGAGGGTGTGGACGAAGAGTTTACAGAAGGTCCACCATGTTTAGCTTTATTATCTAAGATTACAAACAAGACTGGCTTTGATGGCAAAGATAGATTTATGTATAACTATCATGTCTTTGTAAAGATGAAGTATCCGGACAGCTGGCAACAAAAAGTTAAGAATGCACCAGTAAAATATTTTGAGACAGTCCATGCAAATGCATGGGATCAACAAACCTTAAATGCTAAACTAAGATCATGGAATAAATCTGATAAGGGTTATACCTGCACACAGAGTCCGATCAGTGAGTATTGTAAAAAAGGTATATGCGTAAAGAAAAAATTTGGTGTACTAGCAGGGTCTAAAGGATCTTATCCTGTATTAACGAACTTAAGAAAAATAGATATTGATCCTGATCCAGAGTATGAATTTGATGTAACAAAACCTGATGGTATTGGTAAAGCAACGGTACATTGTAAGACTGTAGAACATGTTACAGATCAGCGAAAGAGACGGAATGCTATCACAAAACATGCAGGATTTCCACCACCAATTATAAAAGGACAAGAAGATCAAACCGTATTAGAAGCCTTATTTAAAACACAGAAAACAATTAATCCTCCTATAGGTACATCACCTAAAGAAAAATTACATGACTTGTTACATGCAAAAATTAACGGACCTAGAGCTATGAATGATGCCAGCTTTAAATCAGGAACTGTATTAATAGAAGAAGGATATGCTTATTTTAAATTTGATAAGTTTTATGACAGACTTAAATCTAAGAACTGGAAACATGGAGAAGATAAGACAGGCGTTATGATGAGAAAGACATACAAAGAGTGTGACATACAATTTTTAGATCAGAAAAGATTCCCGTCCAAAGATAAAGGTAAATATAATACACCTACTAAGAACGTAGTGATGATTGACATAAAAGAATTTGATGAAGTTCCTATACACCATACAAAATTAAAACATGAAACGGAGATAATGTAATGAAATGTTGGCATTGTAATACAAAATTAATATGGGGTGGAGACCATGACATTGATACTTTTGAAGAAGATGAATATTCAATGGTTACTAATTTAAGCTGCCCGAAATGCAAATCAATGGTCTATGTTTATTTACCGAATGATAAAGAATATAAAGATGATTAGAAAAATACTCGGGCCTCCGGGAACAGGGAAAACAACTAAGCTATTAAAGTATGTAAATACTTTTTATAGACTAGGTACACCACTTAATAAGATTGGTTACTTTGCATTTACAACTAAAGCTGCCAATGAAGCTAAGGATAGAATGTTAGATCTTCATTCAGAATTACAATCAAAAGACTTACCTTATTTTAAAACTTTACATGCATTATGCTTTGCAAAGCTTGGCTTAAAGAAAAGTAATGTCATGCAGCCAGAACACTATGAAGATATCGGAAAGAAACTAGGTATAGAAGTAACTGTTTTTTCTGATGGAGAAGAGAAGACTGGCTTTGTAGATTCTGATAGCGAATACTTTAACATTATTAATGCAGCAAGAATCAAAGAGATCTCTGTGGAAGAAGAATACAACACAGATATGTATTCAGAAAACATAGACAAAAGACAATTACAAATTTTAAGAGATGAAGTAGATAGTTATAAAGATGCTTACAAGTTAGTAGATTTTACAGACATGATATTTAATTTTAATTCTTCTGAATTGTGTCCAAAGTTTGACGTAGTTATTATTGATGAAGCTCAGGATCTATCTCCAATACAATGGAAGATGTTTAATATATTAAAACAAAATTCTAAACATGTTATCTTAGCTGGTGATGACGACCAAGCAATCTATGGTTGGGCCGGTGCAGATGTTCATAAATTTCAAGACGAAAAGGCAAAAGACATAGTTCTGCCACAATCTTACAGAGTGCCAAAAGCCGTGCAAAATATAGCAAATAGCATACTTCAGCAGATTCCAGACGACAGGAAGTTGTCTAAAATGTGGCAACCACGATCAGAAGAAGGATCTGTTCAGAGAGTAACTTCTCTGGATGATGTGCCCATGGAACAGGGAACATGGCTAGTCTTAGGTAGAACACATTCTAAACTACAATCATTAAAAGAACCTTTATGTGAAAGAGGAATTTATTATGAATATAAAAACAGAAGAAGCTACCATGAAAGATTGTTTAGAAACATTCTAAACTACGAGAGATGGAGAGAAGGAACTTTACTTTCTTTAACTGAATGCAGAGATCTATTTGAATTTCTCAATAAAGAATTTACCAATGTTGAAGAACGACTTTATGATTTAAAAGAGTTTGGATATAGTATAACACAGAGATGGTATGAAGTTTTTGAAACCCATCCTGAAGAAAGTTTATACATCAGACTCATGAGACAAAACGGAGAAGAATTATCTAAGACACCAAGAGTAAAATTATCCACAATTCACGCAGCCAAAGGCGGTGAAGCGGATAATGTTTTACTTATTTTAGATAATACCAAAAAGATAAGAGAGTCAGTTGAAAAGAATGATGACAAAAGAGATGAAGAACATAGAGTTTGGTACGTGGGTGTAACAAGAACAAAACAAAACTTATACATAATGGAAGCAAAAAAGGAGAGAAACGGTTATGAAATCGAAACCATATAAAAAACAAGTTGGAGGATCTCACTATAAAGACATGGTCATGCAGCCAAGTGAGTTCATAAACAAGAATAGGTTGCAATTCGCGGAAGGGTCGGCTATAAAATATATATGCAGGCATGCAGCGAAAGGAAAAATACAGGACATTCAAAAAGCAATTCATTATCTAGAGATGATAATAGATCGCGACTATACAAAAAACAAACCAAAGACTCGAGAAGAGACTTGGTCCGAAGGTTTTAAAAAATGGAAGAAAGAATATGAAGATTCCCAAATTTGAAGCACAGACGGAATGGACAATTCCCACAGAATTTCCAGACCTTAGACAAGTTGATGAGATAGCAATTGACCTAGAGACAAGAGATCCTGATCTAATTAAGAAAGGATCTGGCTCTGTTATAGGTAACGGAGAAGTTATTGGAATCGCTGTAGCTACAAAATTTTACAAAGGATACTTTCCTATTGCACACCAAGGCGGTGGCAACATGGATAGACAAAAAGTTTTAGAATGGTTGAAAGATATTCTTGCATCAGAGAGTGTTAAGATCTTTCACAATGCCATGTACGACGTATGTTGGTTAAGAGCTTTAGGTCTTAAGATCAACGGTGCTATTGTTGATACTATGATTGCAGCAGCTGTGACTGATGAGAATAGATTTAGA